GATCATCTTGTGTGTCAACACCTGCTAATAAAATTAATGCTTCTCTTGGTGGAACTCCTTGTTTATATGTTGCCTCAGCGGCACGATCCATTAAGGCACTCGCTCCGATCTTTGATTCATATTCGTCTTGCCATACTTCACCAAGCACTGTGTTGATGTAGGTACGGAGTTGCTCTGGATTGTCTTTTGACGCAAGCCATTCTTCCACCAAGTTTGACCAACTTGCATTAGGGCTGTAACTGTAAGCAGCCCAAATGTGAAAGCCAACGTGTTTAGCTTTGCCCTCCGCAGTCGCTCTCCATTCGCCACGTTCCACCATCCATCGTTTTTTACTGTGAGGAATTAAAACGCCGCAGGATTCACACGCATAAGACGCAGTTGAAGGATCATTGTCGAACCATTTCATGTTGTCCCATTTCAGATATTGAAAATGATTGCAATCTGGACAGGGGACAAAATATCTCTGCTGATTAGTGTCTTTGAAAAGTCGTTCGATTCTGCTGAAGTCTTCAACAGTGGGAGTGCTACCTGCAACGATTTTCCTATTCCAATAATACTCTGTTCTGCGAATACCGAGTTTAATTTGATCTCCTTCAGTACCA